CATTGAAAAAGTATTGTGCTGCATTGTCTATAATCCATTCTTCTTTTGTTGTTTTTGTTTCGCCCTTAAGTGTTTTCTTTTTGTTTTTCTCCAAAGTCTTCTTTGCTCTATCTGCAAATGATGCATAGTCCATCTCTTCACTCTTATTACCCCAGTTAGCAGCGCCTGCCTTACGGCACTTAACTAATGCACCAGATGCATATGCAGAAGGCCATACAGAGTAACGTGATTTGACTTTATGGTAACAAGCATCTTTTTTGCCACTACCTTTTCCTGGTTTATCTTTTGCTTCTGTTACTTTTACTTCTTCTTTTGCCAAATCACCAAATCTTTCACGATGCCTTCTGAGTGCCTTAGATGCATCTTGGAATTCTTTGGGACTTTCATATCCAGTTGGTTTAGATCCATCCTTGATTGATGAACCTCTACCTAATGACTTTCTCTGAGAAGATTGTCCTAACTTTGTTTTATCCTTATATTGAGTGCTGAACTTCTCTTCAAATCTTTCCACTTCTTCTTTTTTCATTTTCTTTTTTGGTTTGTCGGTTGAAACGTAGGTTGGTTTTGCAGCACCTGTCTTTTTTTGCTGTCCTGGATCTGCTTGTTTTTTTCTTCTAGCAGCAGATCTTCTTTCTGCTGGAGTCATGCTGTCGTATTTGTCACGGGATACACATTTTGGTACTCCTTCACCCGGTTCATCACTAGCGCAAGTCCCACCTGTAAGGACGTTGACCCAACCAGGAGTTGATTTTTTACCTTTTTTTCTTTTGGATTTGGATCCTTTGAACCACTTATGCAAGGTGCCTTCACCCATACTTCCTCCACCATCAGTGGATTCGCCATTACCGTTAGTTGGAACATCAATACCAACTTCTTCAGGTTCTTTTTCACCACCAAAATATCTTGAGGTAACTCTTAAACCTTTAGAAATAGGTTTACATTTTTTATCGGTATAGCAGTAATAATAACCCTGCTTACACTTTGACATCAATAAAAAAGTAATTTACTCTTTACTATTTAGAAAACCTTGTTTTAACATTTTTTGAAGTTCTGTTGTTGATCCTACAAACACTGCATTATTGGTAACATTGTTTGTAGTCTTCTTAGAATCTTCTTCGACATCCTTAAGTTTTTTCTGGAGATCAATCAACTTATCAGTCGTATCTGCAACACTTTTAATCAATTGTCCTGCAACTTCATATGCTCTTGGACTTCCACCCTCTTCAGCAACTTCCATGATGCCGTTAATTGCTTCCTGACCCTTCTCTATGAGGGAATAGAGATTTGCACGACTATATTCATAATCTTTTTGAATATCATCAAAATTTTCTTTTTCCTTATGTTGTAAATTAGATGTATTCTTTTCTACATGAACAATATCACTTTCAATGTTAAGTGCATTGTTAATTGAATCATATTTATCAGTCATGGATATTAAATGTCAGATTGTTGTGTTGGACTATATTCTTTTGAATCTGAAAAATCTTCCCATAATTCAGTGAATCCAAAATCATCTCCAGGATCTGCATCAATTGGATCTGGTACAGCGGTATACCTAAATTCTCTTTTGGCTGTTTGAGTGTCTGTGCCAGAATACATATCAACTTGAACCTTGCGTATGAGACCATCACTAGAGTCTGCAATAGGTCCAAATACATATGTCTTAGCAGTGAACCTAAAAGTGTAAATCAGTGCCCTTCTAGTTGAAAAATCTCCCTCATAATCATCTTGAAAATTGACACTATCCATAACAACAGGAATATCTTTCTTTTCACCAATAGAATCTACTAGGTCTATTGTGAGGTTGAAAGATGGTTGAAAAAATGGTAAAATCTGCTCTACAATTTGTAAAGCATCATCATTTAATTTTGCATAGATATTCAATTCAAATGATATATTATATGGGACTGGCATATAAACTTTTTTGACATTCCCAGAATCATCACATGTTCTAAAAGTTTGGGTAACACTTGTTTTTCTTGTAGGATCATATTGAATTCCCGTCATCTCAAATGACATGCGGGGAAGAGTTATTGCAATTGGACCATAAGATAATCCAACTTTTGTTTCATCTGCAATACTACCATCCCTATTCAGATGTCTAATGTAAATATTATTAAATAATGTTCCGAAACCAATAATAGTTTTGCGTATAATTTCGTGATAAAAGTAAGTTCCTAACATCAGTATTCTCCAAAGGGATTAGTTTCTGTAAAATCTAATATATTATCTGCTGCAGTCTCAAATTCTTCATTGGTATCATATGTTTCTTCATAACTATCATTATCATATGATCTAACTATATAGGTTGCACCAGATTTCTCTCCAGTAATAACTTCACCTGCAGAGAATTGTCCACTATTAATAGCAACTTTTAAATCTGCTGGTGGGTTATTTACATTCAAATCTGTACGTAACTTAAAGTATCTGACTTCTGCAGTTGTTCCGGAAAGTGATCCAGTAACAGTTTCATTGTATATAAATGTCCCTCCAATACTTATTGTCGATGCGGAAGAAACAGTAACACTTGGAGCTTCTGTATAACCAAAACCAGAGTTTGTAATTTGAATTGATGATAAGGTTCCGGTAATTGGATTGAAAACTGCTCTTGCAGTCGCAGTTTGACCAACAGATGGTCCGGAAATTGTTACCGTAGGTTCTACGGCATAATCTTGTCCAGCATTTGTTAATGTCAGTTGATTTACACCTCCATCTACAACTAAAGCAGTTGCTGCTGCACCTGTCCCATTACCACCAGTTATAGACACTAAAGGTGGATTATTTACATTATATCCTCTACCACCGAATGTAAGTCTTATTGATTCTACAGACCTGACACCATTAATAGATGTCGTAAATGCCACAGCAGTGGCATCATCTGCAGGATTTCCTGATGGTGATGGAGAAATGGTAACAGTAGGAGTTGATGAATAAAATGATCCATCATTATTTAAAATGATTTGACCAACAACACCATCATCAATCGTTGATGTTGCTGTTGCAGTAACTCCTATTCCACCCAAAACTAATGATGTGATGTAACCCTCATCAGATACTGTATTATCAATGTCTTCAATTGAAGTATCAATATCTTCATTTTCATATTCATAAAGTTCACATTGAAGTTCATATACATAATTTTTGCCTAATTGATAAAAAGGTTTTTCATGCTCAACTCTTTTTATCTCAAAAAGTCTCTGTCCAAGTGGAAAATAAATTAAATCACCTTCCTTAGGTCTAGATGTTAATAGAATTTCCTCATCAGTGATACTACCACCATCAATTCCATCCTGAAGTCCATTTAAAAATGGAGTTATAAATTCTTCAAATCTTTCTCTAGATATTACTAAATTAATTTCATTCTTCAATCTCAAACCAAATTTAGTCATCAGATCACTTCCTGGAGCATATCCTTCGTAGTTGTCAAGATATGCTTCAATAATAAAATTATCATCAAATTTTGAAGTTTCTACTTCTCTGAGAATATCATCCGTTCTAAGAATTTTTCTTGGCAAATAATATACATCAATTCCATAGATTTTTAACTGCTCATTAATTAAATCTTGTACCAGATATTGCTCATTTGATGAACCTTGAAGAAAAAATGGATTTAGTGCCATAATATTTTATCCAATAAAATCTAATGGTGGTAATTCATATTCCATAGACATTCTTTGCTTAATATCATCTAATTCTCTTTCGGCATCATCATAAATTTGTCTTCCATTCAGTTCAATACCTCCTGGTAGTTTGACCCCATTAAATTTAATTAAGTTTTGTCCCCATTGCCTCTTAATTAAAGATGTCAAATACTTCTTCAAGAAACTGTCATTATAAACTTTAGTAAATTCTGTTGGGTCTAGAGCTCTGTAACAATCAATCACAAAAAATGTATCTTTTGATTGTGATGACCAATCAATATCAAGATACAGTCTGTTTTGTCTCTTATTAAATCTTATTTGTTTATCAGTTGTCAATAAGAAATCAATATCTTCCAGATAAGATTTGACCATAGAATATTGAAGCAATTCTACGGAGTTAAAATAATATAGATCATTCAAGAACAATTGATATTTAATACTAAACATTCCACCAGAAATTGAACTGGTATCAAATTTGAATATTCTTTCTATTCCAATAACCGAATCTGGCACTTGCAAATAATTTGAAGATTCGTAGAAACTAAATGTTGTTGCTGCACCAACAATTGATGAAGTTCCAGTTGTTGTTACAATTCCGACACCATCTGGACTACTTGCCTTTCCTCTATTAATATCTTCTTGTGTAACTTTATATTTTAGATACATTCTCTCGACACCATCATAGTGTCTTTCATTGAAATATTGTAGAGCATCATCAACTAGATCATCTATTTGCTCATCTGCAACATTTATTTCTAAAACAGGAGCACCTAGTTGTCTTAAACAATAATCTATTAATCCTTGTCTTGTACTAGGTTTAGCCATTAGTAGATACCCCCATCAATGGTTGAAGTCCATGTTGGAACTCCACTTATTTCTTCCGTCGTTAATATATAGTAACTTGTACTAATTGCACTTGTTGTGCTTGCAGAACTCACCAATTTTCCCGTATTATCAAAGTATCCAATACCATTTGGTGGATTATAATCTCCCAAATCATAATATAAACCTTCAGTTACACTTACAAATCCTGTTATATTTAAATCTCCGGAAATATCTACTCCTCCATCTATTGTAGATGTCCCGGAAACATATAAATTTTGAGTCGTTACCAGACCAGAAAAATTACCATTTCTCCATCTCTGAGTGGTAATTCCAAGATCATAAGTATCATCATCATTTGGAACTAAATCGGATACAAACTCACCACCAATATCAATATTATCAGTTATACTATCACCAATACCAATTGTCCCACCCCTAAATGTGGCACTTCCTATAAATTCTGAAGTTCCATCAACTTTTAAGTTTTGCTTTACAAATAAATCACTACCAACATATAAATCATTTCCAGTTGTTGTAACACCAATAAAAGTGCTAACACCAGATACATATAAATTATTACTAATATTGGTCTGACCACCAACTGTTAAACCATTTAAAATATCAACTGCAGCATCTATATCTACATTAGATTTAAATACTGATATACCGGTAACAGATAATCCAAGTCCTACATTTAAATTTTTACCAATACCAACTCCACCACTAACAATTAAAGCACCATTTGTCGGTAAAGTGGAATTGGTTGTATTATCAAAATATGCTATACCTTCTATTGCAGTAGATGACGAGTCAAT